ATATGCTGCTATTGAATCGAGCCGCGTTGTGTCCTTCACGGATACTCGTAGTGGTCTCCACCATGGGCACGTGCCATCTAAACACCGCATCCAAGACCTCGGAGTCACCGATGAAGCGAGCGAGCGACTCTGGTACAATTCGTATGACCACGCTGGCGTCCATGAGTTGTACGTTCGACGCAGTGAATTCGAGAATGCACCGATTGATGTATTCGAGGATGCACCGAATGATGATGCCTCTAAGTGGCAGAAGATTCAGAATACGTCAAAGAAGGCACCCATTCCGACGAGTGTTCGTGAAGACTTAGAAAATCGCTATGAGTGAATGAGCACAGATATCGCAGCAGGCGTACTGCTTGTTAGCAGCATCATCGCTGCTGGAATACTTATTAATCCATTTTTTACATTTTTCGGTCTTTTTCTTTTTGGCGTGTGGCTCGGCGTAGCGTAAGGGTTATATGCTCTCCTATCCTTTATTCTTTCATGGCATCCTATAATACCGTTTGGAAAAATGAAAAGTATCTTGGGAAGGGACTCATTCTCCAACAGGCAAATTATTCAGATATAAAAAATTCTCACAGGCCACATACATATGAAAAGAGCCCCGACCCAGAAGTTACAAAAGTTGATGGAGAATATGTATATAGATATCGTATCGTTCATATGTCTGATGTTGTCGAAAACTATGATGAGATTAATGAAAGCATTGAACAAAAGATTGGTGCGGCGCTCACCAAATAGTAAGACTTATATAGATAACCCACTTTCATCAAGGTATGACAGACCTAACCGACCGATACAACGAGATTTGTGGAGAACTTGAGGGAGAATCGCTGCTTGATGAATGGGCGGCAAATCCAACTCCGGGGAAGCGAGAAATTGACGGTCGAGTGATTCTCGAAGAAGTTTCTGGACAGGTGTGGCTCTGGAACACCCGCGAGAGTGGTGAGACGATTGAATACTCTGGTGAATTGATGGAGATTGCAGAATAATGGTCGGTGGGTTTAATAAAAAGCGTCAGTTTACTGAGTGGAAGACAATTCGTACTGCGGTAATGGGTGACTCACTTATCGCAATTCAGAAAAAGCAGGAAGTGTATATGGTGTATTACCGAGATCAACCAAAGCGTGGCATGCAAGAACTTACAAGGGAGACTGGAGACGTAAGGTATAAGGTAGTAGCCGAGAAAAAATAGATATGGAACGAATTGATACCATTCAGCGGATTGAACGCGACTTCGAGGAGGGAGCGGGACCGTTCAGCGACGTAACGTTCCCCGAAGAGCGTTTACTCCGTACTATCGCAACAGACGATGATGGAGAGGTGTGGTCCTTCTCAATGGAGGATAAGATGTGCCTACTCTCAGCATTCTCGATGCTCGACTACAACCGAGACGCGAATCAATTAGTCGATAATCTCATCGAGTTACATGAGAAGCGTCCAAAGTGGTTTGACCCGATGGCGTGTCCTGACGGCACTGTTGGCGTTTCTCATGTGTTCGAGAAAATAGGCTTCCGGTATCCAAACCGAGACGCAAATGCATGGGTGAAGAATCAGCGCATCGTTCGACATCAGTATCACGGCAAGTGGGCCGAGTTACTAATGGAAACTGGACTCGACGCAGAACGGCTGGTTGAGCGTCTGGAAAGCGATGGCTTCAATTGCTTGAAAGGTGTAAAGATTGCACCAATGTACGCCCGCTTCACCTCGGAATATGTCGTGGAATTAGATAACTTATGGGAACTAGATATCCCGGTCGATAGACATGTCAGAAAACTTTCGAGCGACTTGTTCGAGCGATTTGACGGAGATACAACGACCGATGACGAGATTCGTGAGATTTGGCGACTCTATGGCGTTCGAGAGAATGTGAATCGACACGTGGTGGACGGAGCACTCTGGCAAATTGGAAATAACTGGAGCGAATGGGGAGAAGACTACTGGAATAAGGTGACAGCATGAGCCGATATTTAAAAGAAAAGGAAACGCGATGGGGGCTTCACTCAATTGTCACATTTGACGGAGTACCGTTTGCGGTGATGCAAAAATGGGGCCTTTGGTTATATAAACGAAGTGGGACAGATAGAACCGCATCAGTTACGTCAATGCCATCTGGTGATGTTGAGTTGATTCCACTTCGAGAACTGGTCCCTGCTGAGAGTAAAGAGGCGCTTGCGGAAGAAGTCGTATTCGGCGAATCGGAAGATTTATAAGGATATGATGCGTAAATCAAATAAGGCTTGGAAGGAGTGTAGGCGGTCCTTCCGGGAGCATTATACTATATGATAGGTGCATATATCGCAAGTGTATTACTTGCAGTGGTTTGGATAGTTGTATTGGTTCCCATAGTGCGTGACACATCATCCCGGAAACTATGGAAGACACTTCGATTTACTCGGGAGAACATTGAAGCACAGGAGCGGAAACTATATCAGAAGAAGGGGTGGGAGAAGCGTGACAATTGAGACTATGTTTATTCTTGCGATAATTATGTTACTTTGGTTCATGCTGTGGTCGTAACCTTTATATAGTAATGAACCGTTTGTCATAACAGGTGATTCAACAATGAGAAAGTATCCTTCGATTCGTTATCCGAATGAGGAAGAGAGCGACGGCGTTTTCGCGACTGGAGATGTCGTTATCCAAGAAAAGGCTGACGGTGGTAATTTTCGATTCACTCACGAGCGCAATTTAGATGAGGAATATCATACTGATTCGCGAGATATCGTGTTCGGGTCTCGGAATGTCGAGTATAAGAATCTCCGAGATGAGAGCAAGCAATTTGCTCGACCGATGGAGTACGTTCGAGAGATTGTTGACGAGCAACGCCTGCTCGATGTGCAGGATGAATTCGGCGGAGCACTCACCTTCTTCGGTGAGGCGATGGTTCCGCATACGCTGGAATACGATTGGGAGAACGCTCCCGGATTCGTTGGATTCGATATCTGGCACGAGGATGATGGCTATTGGCTCTCTCATACGGAAATGGAGCGTGCCTTTGAGGAATTAGGTCTCTCGACAGTTCCAGTAATTGATATCGTCTCTGCCGAGGCATGGGACGAGTACGACGTGGAGGTTCCGGAAAGTGCGTATGGCTCTGTTGAGGCGGAAGGGCTGACCTTCAAGAACTACGAGACGCAGACGTTCTCCAAGTTTGTACGAGACGACTTTAAGGAGAAAAATAAGAAGACATCCGGCGCTTCAAAAAATCAGCAAGCATCTGGTGCAGAGAAACTCTCGTATCAGTATATCACGAATGCCAGAATTGAAAAGAATGCGCACAAACTGATTGACGAAGGCCCGTGGGATTCTCTCAAAATGGAGATGATGGAGGATCTTCCGGAAGCCGTCATTCGCGACATGGCCGAAGAGGAAGCAGGAAATGTCTTCATGGAAGAGCGATGGGACGTTGATATCGGTGAGTTCCGTTCCACTACGTCAAGTCGGTGTGCTGCCGTCTTGCGCCAGATGATTCAGCAGCGAGCCGTGGAGGAACTATGAAGCAAGAAATTCCTGTGCGCCTTCCTGTCGGAACTCGTGTCGTCCTCTACGAAGAAGCAACTATTGAGCAGAGCGGTGGTGAGGATGTTGGTGGAACCGCGAGCATCTTCTTTGAAGGATACGTAGAACAGTACGTTCCAGAAACCGGGCTCCTCGAATTCGAAGATAGTTATGTTGGAAAGGCGGCGTTTTTCGAATTGCTTGAAGACGCTGCGGGGCTTGAAATAATCTATCCGGAAGACTTATAGGGGGTGCGGCCCTTGGTATAGGTATGAACCACAAAGAACGACTTGGCGCAGACGAAACGATTCTTATGACTGTTGAAGATGATTTATTCACTGCATACTGCGGCCCAGAAGCAAGTAACCGACTTTACGTCAATGAGTATCAAGTTGGTTCAATTGACGGTGCGCGTAGCGAAACTGCTCCGTTTGATATCGATATCGTCTTCCATAATACATTCCCGAATGAAGGGACAATTGAAGATATGGTACCTGAACTTGAAGAAGAGTTTCTTGAAGATTTTCATGCAGCAATAGATGCAGTCCGTGAGGAAGTTTCTGACGCAAAGGACCCAATTCAAGAAGTTATGGAGATGGACTATGAATATTGAGTACGAACTTCGCGATACGTATGACAAACTCGGGTTTGTTATATTACTCGTGATGATTGTTGCAACCGCCCATTCGATATACACAGGATTGATTGTTTCATCAATCTTTGGGATTATCGGCGTTCCGTTGTGGTTCTTTATCACATTCATTAAGAGCGCATCAATTACGACAGACTTATAGTAATAGCCGTCAATTATTCTTGTATGATAGCACAATCACTCGACGAGTACCGGTTCTCGTGGCAGGAGTCGGATAATGTGCAATTTGACTTGCAGAAGTTGGACCACATTTGGCGCGTCCTGAAGTACGGGATGAAGCAGCACTACAAAGATTATTGCCGCTCGTCGTATAAAGATTCGCACCTCGTTTGCTCATTTCGTGGAGAGCCTGCGATTGTTGGTGCATTTTGCGCAGAGGAAATTCCAACAGTCTCGCGCAACTTTACGAATACAGATCATGCGACGAGCAAAATGGTTGAGCGAGATATTCATTCCGGTGAGCGCGGTGTGGGTCTCGATACAGCAATGGTGTACGATAGGCTCGGGCATTACAAATGGAAGTTCATGTCGCGAGAATATGACGACAGGCTCTTCTTCGTTATTGATTCGAGGAACGAAACAGTTATAACGATGTGGCGAGATTAATTGTATATGAGTGACCAACGATTCCTCGATGTGGTACAGAATAATGGAAGTACGGGGTACGGCGAACGGGAGCGCGGCTATCAGGCAATCTGTACCTCTTGCGGTGAGAATCACGTTTGCCGCCGAAAAGAATTCGGTGAAGAACGCGAAGGCTATAACGGAAGTACGTGGTTCTACGTTCCGCGAGATATCGACATGGAAACCTTCAAGTATGTTGCACAGATGCGAAGTTGGAATTGTTGTAACGAGGGGGAGCAGCCGATTGATGGATTTCCTGACTGCCCAGAGGCGGCGAAGCAGTTCATTAAGCGATAGCCTTAAGTGGATAGCCACCAATTACTGAATATGACGAAACTAACCGAACTTCGTGACGCGCTGGATTACATGAAAGAACAGTCTGGAACGGGAAGCAAATCTCGCAAGCAGCAGAAATTCCGTGAAATTTACTCGCCGAATGTTGCCGCACTCATTGCAGGAGAGCGGTACGACGATGCAGGAATCGGTCCTGCAACTGCGCGAGAGGCTGTTTCGAACGTCTTCCCATCCGTTGCCCTCGATGAATACGATACGCTCTCTGCGGCGCTGATTGACGTAGAGACTTCGGAGAAGGCGCACGATAGTTGCCATGGCCTCGTGACGAGCCTCGACCAACTCGCAGAACTATCTGGTGATGAGCAGGCGAGTTATTTAGTCGAAATCCTGCGCTCCGTCGAGGAACCGAGTCTTGTGACACTTGCCCTCCTTGATGATGAAACGTTCGGCCTCGGCACTTCGCAGATGCGAGAAGCCTTCGTTCCTACTCTTTCGCGTAGCGAAAGGAAGCACGCTGAATCCTTCGTCGATAGTACGCGACGCTTCATTTCACTTGCAGAAAAGGGAAAACTTCCTGATGGCCCAACTGTTGGAGAACCATTTGCCCCCATGCTCGCTGTTCCCGAGAGTCGCGGTACTCCGGAGAATCCTGTAGCCCAAGAGAAAGTTGACGGATATCGAATTTTGATTCATATTTCTGAAAATAATGGAATTCGCGCATTCAGTCGCCGGAATAATGAGGTTACAGACTCGCTCCCGGAACTTCAGGAGATTGACTTTCCGGACGGGGACTACATTCTCGATGGAGAAGTGATTGCTGAGAGCGGTAGTTACTCAGATACGTCGAGTCGCATTGGTCGAGACGCAGAAAATGTCGAGCGAGATGTGGAGATGCACTTCAAACTATTCGATATTCTCGTGAATGATGGTCGCGAGGTGTGGGAAATGCCATTCCACGAGCGGTTGGTCCAACTTATCCCACTCGTGGAACTTGACATTGATGATGTGCGAGTTGATTATCTTGAAATCGATGGAAATATCGAAAAAGCGAAAGATGGGGCTATTGAAGCAGGCGACGAGGGAATTATCGTAAAGGATTTACAGTCGCCGTATGAATTCGGTAAGCGCAGCGCCTATTGGCAGAAGCAAAAACTTGACGCAGAGTCGGTAGACGTAGTGATTACTGGATTCAATGAAGGAACCGGTGAGACGAGCGGGACGCTTGGTGCAGTAGAGATTGAATCTGCTGATGGTGTACCGCTTGGAAACAGCGGAAGCGGCTTCAGCGAGGCGCAGCGTGACAAGATTTGGAACAATAAGGAGAAATATTTGAATCGAGTAATCGAAATTGAGGGCCGTGGAATTGGTTCTCAGGGGAAGGTTCGAATGCCTATCTTCAAACGAGCAAGATTTGACGATGGTGAGGCTGACCCGTATGATAGAATCTGCGAAATTATGAAGGAGATTTAAGCAAATGGATGATATATTAATTATTTCATTGTTAGTAATGTCGTTCCTATTTATTCCATTTGTCGGGTATGCTCTCGCAGGATGGCTCGGCGTTATTGCATGGATTGTGGGTGGCGTCGCCGGGTTTATTATTGCGTAAGAGTTAAGTAGACAGTTCCCATCTATTCAAGTATGAATTTAGATAACAATATATCCCGAGAGGTAAAATGACCAAAACGGTATACAGTTGTACGAGATGTGTCTATCTTTCGACGGAGAAGCATTTCGTGAAAGGTGACGACTCGCTCAAGTGCCCGCTTTGCGGAAGTGAAGCAGTCGAGCAATCGTAACCTTTTTATAGTAGTACCCCGTATACTGTGATACGATGTCACACGAAGCAACATTTTGGTCTGAAACCGAGCAGTACCACGACCTTGTAAAAGCATACGAAGCAGGCATTGAAGAATATCATCCAAAATCGGTGACTGGTATGTGTTCTATTTGCGATAGGTGCAGTTGGCCTGCAACGACTGTGACATACTACCGACACACTGGCGGAAAGGAATGGTAAGAGTTAAGTAATTTGAAGACATATCTCCGAGCATGTTCGGAGAACCTAATAGGCCGAAAGATGGCGATATAATTGGATCAACGTGCGACCGATGCAGAGAACATTTTAGATACACATCTGGAAAAGACGATTTCGGTCCAAAGCGTTGTAAAGAATGTGAAGAATTTTATCAGAGTCTTGATACACTTAGCGGCGGGATTAACATCAGAGACGACGACGTGTTCGAAGACTTTAAGCAAGCGATGGAGGATGCGGGGTACGGCGTCTATTCGGATAGAACGACGACACGACTCTATCGCAAGAGTTAAGTAGGGATAGCACCATTGATTGAATGTAACAATGAGTGCAAAACTGAAAGCAATTGAAATTGGATTGGCAGCAATTATTGTCATCGCGCTTCTTGGCGGATGGTTGGCATATGAACAAATTCCTGAGGGACACGTTGGTGTCGAGAAGGATTGGGGTGCGGTGAATGGAGAAACGCTTGATTCTGGTGCAAACTGGATTATTCCGGTGATGCAAGGCGTGCAGGATGTTGAAACTCGTGCTCGAACGTATACGATGAGTGCGACGCAAGGAGAGGGAGAGAAAGCACGTGGCGATTCAGTAAAGGTTAAAACGGAAGATGGGAATACCGTTGGTGTTGATATTACTGTGCGTTATCGTATCAAGAATGATGAAGCAGACCAGTTCGTCTCGGACTGGAATAATGAGAAACAGATGGAG